GCCGGCTCCTGCTTTGCTGGCTGTGCGGGTGGGGTAATGTAGAGGGGCGTCTTAGACCAAGGCATTCTTTTGTTGTTGGTGTGCGTAATGTCTCCGTGCTTATTAATGTTGGCCCACGCCACCGGCTTTTGCTTCTCGGCCTGCTCGATGGCGAGGCGCAGGGCGATGATGGTCTGATTGATGAAATGCTCTGGGCGGCTCATCACATCCTCGTGGGCGCGTCTGTCGAAACAAGTCGATACCGCCCTCTCCAGCGCCTCCAGCGCCTGTTTCATTGCTTCGATGCTCATTCTTCACCCCTAACTCGCATCCAATGCGCTTTATGCCGCAGCGCCTCGCTACTGTTGTCTGCAATGGCCTCCGCAATCATGTCCAGATAGTAGGCCATCAGTTCTTTTGTCAGCCACGCCACCGGCTCCTGCTTCTCAGCCTGCTCAATGGCGGCGCTCAACGCGTTTATCGCTGCGCCAATTTTGTTTTCAGGCCACTCACGAGTATTTGCCATATACAGCGCCTCCAGCGCCAGCTCTGCTGCTTCAATAAGGTGCTTGCTCATGGTCGTCCTTGGTGGGGTCGAACTTAGCCGGCGCGGCGGGCTGGCCGGGCCGATCGAGCGGGTTGGGGAAGGGCGGGAACGGCCAGGTCATGCGGTCACCACTTGTTGCAGTGCAGCAATCAGTTCCTTCGCCTGCTCGTGCGTCAGCACGGTGGCGACGTTGCCGTGCTTGACGTACAGACTGAGCCACACGGTGTCTTTGTCGTAGCGGTTGACAAAAACATTCGAGCCTTCACGGCCATTGATTAGAAATCCTTCGTCCATTACGGTACTCCAGTTGATTGAGGGAGCCGCGATCATAACGAGTAAAAAACTTTCGCGCAACAACTTTTTTCGTGCTATGATGGTGGCTCAACAACTACAGGAGCGTACAGTGCAACACTCAAACATCGTCGGCGGCTCTACAGCCAAGCGCGTGATCGCGTGCCCCGGCTCGGTGAAGCTGGTGCAGAAGATGCCGCCGCAGCCGTCGAGCGTCCACGCTGATCGCGGCACGATGCTGCACGACGTCGTAAGCCGCATCCTGCTCGACCAAGGCGTCGTCATCGGCCAGTACAAACACAAAGACCAACTACTCACACAGGAGCTTTACGATGAGAAGATTGCACCTGCCTTGGACGCGCTCGACGAGATCGATCCCCACGGTCGGCTGGTATACGAGGTTGAGACACGGGTGGGCTTCGGCGATCTTTTGCCTGGAGTGTTTGGTAGCACTGATCTTGTTGGTCGTATCGATCATCGCGCTATCGTCCTTGATTGGAAGTTTGGCGACGGTGTTGTTGTCGATGCTGTAGAGAACGCGCAGTTGATGTTCTACGCGGCAGCGGCCATGCGTACCGATGACCTCAAGTGGGCCTTCGAGGGCGCCACCGAGATCGAGTGCATCATCGTGCAGCCGCCCGTCGTGCGGCGCTGGGTGACGACCGTGGGCCGCATCAAGCAGTTCGAGCACGAGCTGGTGTCTGCGGTCAAGACCGCGCTGCGCGACGACGCGCCGCTGGCGCAGGGCGACCACTGCCGCTGGTGCGCGGCCAAGCCCATCTGCCCGCAGATGACCGGCGCTGTCGATCGCGCGCTCAAGCAGCAACTGATTAATTTGGATGTTGACATGCTTGGCCGGTATCTGCACAATGCCGACCTCTTGGAGGAATGGATCAAAGACTTGCGTGCGCTGGCTTTTGGGATGCTTGAGAAGGGCGTTAACGTGCCCGGCGTCAAGATCGTCCAGAAGCAGGCGCGACGCAAGTGGGCCGATGAGAGCAAAGCCAAGCAGGCGTTGCTCGACATGGGTCTGAAAGAATCTGTCGTCGTCGAAACTTCGATCATGTCACCGGCGCAGGCCGAGAAGGCGCTCAAAAAGCGCTTTAGCGAACTGCCCGAGGACTTGATCAAGTCCGAGTCGTCAGGTACGACGCTCGCCCCGGAGGATGACCCCCGGCCAGCGGTGCAGTCGTTCATCGGGCTGTCAAAAGCCCTTTCTAAACTGTAATGGAGTTCATATGAGCAATCTAGTAAAGTTCTCTGGCGCTAACCTGCCTTCCGTCACTTCCCTGTCCACCGCGCTGCGTAGCATCGCCACCGACGTCGGTGCCTCGACCACGGCCATCATCAAGATGGACCGCACGGGGCACTGGGTCTTCGGCGCTGACCAGACCGAGGCCGAGGCCGACGCAACTTGGGCTGTCAATCCCTTCTCCTTCGTCCACGGCTTCATCGCCTGGGGTGACGGCGAGGTGCTTGGCGAGAAGCTGGTGCCTGTCACCGAGCCTCTGCCTGAGTTGGAGGCTGCGCCTCACGGCGCCAAGAAGGGCTGGGAGCCGCAGACGGGGCTGAGCCTGAAGTGCATTAGCGGCGAAGACGCCGGCATGGAAGCGCGGTTCACCACCACCAGCGTCGGCGGCCGCAAGGCCGTGCAGGCTCTGGCTGTGGAGATCGCCGCGCAGGTCGAGAAGGACCAGTCCAAGCCGGTGCCCGTCGTCAAGCTGGGCAAGGACCACTACACGCACAAGAGCTACGGCCGTATCTATACGCCGGTGTTCGAGGTCGTGGAGTGGGTCAGCATGAACGGCGAGGCCGACGAGGCTGCGCCTGAGGCTGCGCCTGCTACTGGTCGTCGTCGTCGTTCGGCCTAAGTGAGAATAGGGGGTGTCCAGAATCTGGACGCCCCCGCCTTTTTTATGAAATTCGGATCAGTTTGTAGCGGCATTGAAGCCGCTTCTGTGGCGTGGGGGCCGCTTGGCTGGACAGCGGCGTGGTTCAGTGAGATTGAACCGTTTCCCTGCGCGGTGCTTAAGCACCACTACCCTGACGTGCCCAATCTGGGCGACATGACCAAACTACCCGACCTGATCCGCAGCGGTCAGGTTGAAGTGCCCGACCTGCTGTGTGGCGGCACGCCTTGCCAAGCCTTTTCTGTTGCCGGTCTGCGCCAGTCGCTGAACGATGAGCGCGGCAACTTGTCCCTTACTTTTTGTGAGATCGCAGATGCAATCGACGAACAGCGAAAGTCCATCATCTTCTGGGAGAACGTCCCCGGCGTCCTCTCAACCAAAGATAACGCATTCGGGTGCTTTCTGGGAGCACTTGCCGGCGAAGATGACACGCTCGTCCCGCCAGGGGGCCGATGGGCAAACGCTGGTTTTATTGATGGTCCCAAAAGAGCAGTCGCGTGGCGAATCCTCGACGCCCAATATTTCGGAGTGGCCCAACGACGCCGCCGTGTGTTCGTTGTCGCAAGTGCTAGAGCAGACTTCGATCCCGCAGCGGTTCTTTTTGAGTTCGACGGCGTGCGCCGGGATACTGCGCCGAGCAGAGAAGCGCGGCAAACAGTTACCGGAACAATTGAAGCAAGCCTTGGCCGCAGTCGCGGCGCGGGAACACCCACAGCCGCAATCTGCCCCACCTTGCGAGCAGGCGGCAACCGCACTGGCGGCGATAGACCGCCAGGCACAGACGTCGACACCGCCGACAGCCTTATCGCCATGTGCCTCAACGCCGGGGGCATGAATAGGCTGGACGCCGAGTCGGAGACGCTGCTGCCGATCAACATCTACGGCGGCAACAAGCGCGTTGACCGTCCAGAGGGCGGTTTCTACGTCCGCATGGATGAGGAAACCAGCAAGACCCTAGACGCCGCCACGGGACTCAGCCCGACCTGCTCGCAGGGTGGCACGGCTGTGATGCAGGCAATGGCTGTGCGCCGCCTAACCCCCGTTGAGTGCGAGCGGCTGCAAGGCTTCCCAGACAACTACACCAACATCAAGGATAAGTGCCCCGACGGCCCACGCTACAAGGCGCTGGGCAATAGCTGGGCCGTGCCTGTGGTGCGATGGATTGGGGGGCGCATCAATGCTATGGCTTGACTTCGAGACGCGCAGCCGGGTAGACCTCGGCGCTAAGGGCGTCTACAACTACTGCCAAGACATGAGCACCGAGGTGCTGTGCATGTCCTACGCCTTTGATGACGGCGAGGTCGTCACCTGGACGCCCGACCAGCCGTTTCCCGAAGATGTGCGGCGCCACAAAGGCCCGATCTACGCCCACAACGCCGCGTTCGAACGGCTGATCTTCTCCTACGTGCTGCAAGTACCGTTCAGGCTGGAGCAGTTCTACTGCACCGCCACGCAGGCCCGTGCCAACTGCGCGCCTGGCAGCCTTGAGGACGTGGGGCGCTTCGCCAGTGCGTCCATGAAGAAGGACCACCGAGGCGCGCAACTGATCCGCTTGCTGTCGATCCCGCAGGCTGACGGCAAGTTCCGCGAGGACGCCGACCTGATGCAGGAGATGGTTGCCTACTGCGAGGCCGACGTGCGCGCCATGCGGGCTGTCTCCAAGGCCATGCGGCCGCTGTCTGAGGACGAGCTTGCCGACTACCACGTCAACGAGCGCATCAACGACCGTGGCGTGCTGGTGGACGTGGCGCTCGCCAAGGCCGCCATGCGCTACGCCCACGACGAGTTGATCGAGATCGAGGAGCGCGTGGCCGAACTGACCGATGGCGACATCACCAGCGTGCGCTCGCCTAAGATGCGCGAGTGGGTGCTTGAGCGCGTCGGTGAGCAGGCCAAGAAGCTGATGATGGTCAATAACAAGTATTCGATTGACAAGACTGTGCGGGCCAACCTGCTCGCGATGGAGAACCCCGATGAGATACCGCCCGCTGTCGCCGAGGTTATACAGTGCGCCGACGACCTCTGGGCGTCATCGGTTGCGAAGTTCAGCCGCATGGCAGACCTGGCAGACGACGAGGATTGTCGAGTCCGTGGAGCTTTTGTCTTCGCTGGGGGTGCCGCCACAGGTCGTGCATCGAGCTATGGACTCCAAGTGCATAACTTCACTCGCAAGTGCGCTAAGGAACCTGATGCAGTACGAACCGCTATGGTCCGAGGACACAACATCGTCCCAGCTTACGGACGCCGAGTTACAGATGTACTACGGGGAATGCTCCGGCCCGCACTGATACCAGCCAAGGGTAAGCACCTCGTCGTCGCCGACTGGTCGGCTATCGAGGGCCGCGTCAACCCGTGGCTGGCCGCCAGCGACCAAGGCGAGGCCAAGCTGGACGTGTTCCGCAAGCGCCTAGACCCGTATAAGGTCAACGCCGCTGCGACCTACAGCGTGGCCTATGACGACGTGACGGGCGAGCAGCGCCAGGTCGGCAAGGTGCAGGAGTTGGCCCTCGGCTTCGCCGGGGGCGTGGGGGCGTTCGCTGCGATGGGCCGGGCCTACGGCGTCCATTTCGAGGAGGCGCAGGCCAGGCGCATCGTCGAGGCGTGGCGCCGCGCTAACCCGTGGTCTGTTCGCTTCTGGCAGCAGCTAGAAGAGGCGTACACCCGCGCCATGCGTAACGTCGGGCATGAGTTCTACGCCGGGCGCGTGGCGTACATGTTCGACGGGCAGCACCTGTGGTATGCCCTGCCGTCGCGGCGCGTGCTATGCTACCCCTACGCTCGGCTTGATGGCGATGGGGTGACTTACGCCAAAGCATCTTGGAAGCCCGCCGCCGACGCGACAGAATGGCCCCGAGCGCGCCTTTGGAAAGGGCTTGCGTGCGAGAACATCACCCAAGCCACGGCCAACGACATCTTGCGCCACGCCCTGCGACAACTCGACGGCGTGGTGCTGCACGTCCACGACGAGATCGTCGTCGAGACAGACAATCCCGAAGCCGTCAAGCAGGAGATGGAGCGTATCATGTGCTCCCCGCCTGCATGGGCCGAGGGCATCCCGCTGGCCGTTGAGGCCGAGATCATGACGAGGTATGGGAAATAAAAACGCCCGGTTGCAGCCGGGCGTCTTCACCAAAGGAGCTATTGATGGATTTCTTGGAGTATATGACAAATCTCGCGCCCGAGGGCGAGACGTTCTTGGTTGTCAGGCAAAAGCCACAGCTAAAGGACGGGCAGATGCAGTACCACGCCGACGGCGCGGTCAAGGCCACCTGGCCGGCGTTCCTGCCCACGCACAAGATGAAGGACGGGCAGTCCTGGTACGGCAACACCGCCAGCTTCATCGTTGACCGCTTCACCGACGGCAAGGTCAGCGCCTCGGCGGCCAACTGCGAGTACGTCCTGTGTATGGTGCTCGACGACGTGGGCGACCCTGAGAAGGCGCCCAAGACCCCGCCGCTGGCCCCGACGTGGATCATGGAGACGAGCGAGGGCAGCGTCCAGTGGGGCTACGCCTTCGGCCTGGACGACCAGCCGACCAAGGCCGAGTACAGCGCGGCCATCTTGGCGATCGCCGAGGCCGGCTACAGCGACCGTGGCGCGATCAACCCGGTGCGTAACTTCCGCCTGCCCGGTTCAGTAAATCTCAAACCTGGCCGCAACAGCTTCGCCTCGCGCCTGGTCGAGTTTCACCCGGAACGGCAGTTCACCCTGCCCCAGATATGCGAGGCGCTCGGCGTCACCCCGGCCGAGGCCGGCAGCAACCCCTACCGCCCGATCCGCGTGTCCGACGACGGCGCCGACGACGTGCTGGCGTGGCTCTCCGGTCAAGGGCTGGTGTTAGCCAAGCCCAACGCGCAGGGCTGGGCCGGCGTCATCTGCCCCAACAGCGCCGAGCACAGCGACGGCAACCCGGAAGGCCGCTACAACCCGTCCATGCGGGCGTTTTGCTGCCTGCACAGCCATTGCATCGATTTGGACAGCAATACGTTTCTTGAGTGGGTGGCGAGCCAAGGCGGCCCGTCCCACGCGCCTGGTCTGCGCGATGAGCTGCTGGCATCGATGATGGCCGGCGCGCTCGACAAGCTGCACCCTACTGAGGCGTTCCCCGACGAGGCCAAGCGCGTCATTGCTGAAGTGGAGCGCAAGGAGTTGGGCCGCACCACGATGGCCGACTGGTACAAGCGGTTCTGTTACGTCCAAGAAGGCGACCACTACTTTGACCTGCAAGACCGCCGCGAGATCAGCCGCTCCACCTTCAACGCGCTATTTCGGCACATCGAGTGCCGGTCAAGGTTTGGCAAGAAGCCCAAGATTGAGGCCAGCTACTGTTTTGACGAGAATCGCCAAGAGATGGGCGCTCGCGCCCTGGTCGGCATCACTTACGCGGCCGGTGAGGGGGTGCTCGTGGCGCGTGACGGCGACGTGTACGGCAACCGCTGGCGCGACGCCCGGCCGCCGATCGACGCCGACGCCGGCGCCGACGTCAGCCCCTGGCTGGCCCACTGTGAGGCGCTCATCCCCGAAACCAGTGAGCGCGAGCACGTCTTTAACGTGATGGCGTACAAAGTCCAGCACCCCGAGGTCAAGATCAACCACGCGGTGCTGCATGGCGGCGACCAAGGCTGTGGCAAGGATACGCTGTGGGCGCCCTTTATTTGGGCCGTGTGCGGGCCGCAGTTGAAAAACCGGGGTCTGCTCGACAACGATACGCTTGGGTCACAGTGGGGCTACGCGCTGGAATCCGAGATTTTGATTCTCAACGAGCTAAAAGAGCCAGAGGCCAAGGACCGCCGCGCCCTTGCCAACAAACTAAAGCCCGTCATCGCCGCGCCGCCGGACATGCTGACGATCAACCGCAAGGGGCTGCACCCGTACGACAGCCTGAACCGCATGTTCGTGCTGGCGTTTTCCAATGACCCCGTACCAATCAGCTTGGACTCGCAAGACCGCCGGTGGTTCGCGATCTGGTCTACCGCGCCCCGCATGGCCCCGGACGCCGCCGCGCGGCTGTGGGGTTGGTACAAGGCCGGCGGGTACGAGGCGATCGCCGCTTGGCTGCACGCCCGCGACGTCTCGGCGTTCAATCCGTCCGCAGCCCCTGCCTGGACTGAGTTCAAGGCCAACTTGGTCGAGCATGGCATGTCGATCGCCGAGTCCTACTTGGTCGAGATGATGCGCGCCCGGCGGGGTGAGTTCGCTAAAGGTGTCGTCGGCTCGCCTTTTCACGCCCTGTGCGACCGCGTAGCGGGCAGTGCACCCTCTGGGGTCAAAGTGCCCCAAGCCGCGCTGCTGCACGCCCTTAAAGAAGCCGGCTGGATCGATTGCGGGCGTTTGAAGTCGCGCGCCTATGACGCTAAAAAACATGTGTTCTGCGCGCCTGACATGGTGCAGCACAGCAAGTCCGAACTGCGCGACATGGTCGAGGAAACCGCGCCGGCCCTGATGGTGCGGGTGAAATAAAAAAGGCCCGGCGGGTAAGGCCGGGCCTGAAGGGCAACTGCGTTAGAGATCGAGGAAGACCACTAGCAGCGCCACCAGTGTAGCAGCAATCAGTCCTGCGACCATATCGCGCCCTCTTCGATCTGGCCGATTAAATCGTTTCCGAGCAAAGGCAGGATATCGACGCCGCCCGCCTTGGCGCTGATCAAGTACGCCGCGGGCGGGAATGGCGGGTTTATCTCGTCGGCCGTCTGGCCGGGGTCATACTCTAGCGTACAATCCAGTTCAATCTCGCCGAAGTGGTGCAAATAGCCTATTGTTCGCATACAACCTCCGGGACAGACGGGTCCAGCATGGCCGCTGGCCGGTCCGCGTGCTCGTATGTGACCGGGACCATAGGGGTGTTTAAAGCCGCGTATCGGCGCACGTATTCGGCTGTGCTCATGCCCGGCGTGAAAATCGGATACTGGCGCCGCACGGCCGTCTCCCGCTTGAGCTTGCGCCCTTTGCGGCCTTTGCTCTTATCGATCAGGGCCAGAAGCTCGCGCGTTGGCTCGGCGTTTTCGGGCTTGACGGTAAACGTGGCTTTTCCGTGGGTGATGGTAATCATGGGGTTAGTCTCCAGTGGCTTTGGTGATGGCTGCGCGGGCTTGGTTAAACCAGTCCGGCCGGGCGTCGCGTGGTGCGTCTCTCATGGGCGCGGCCCACTGAATTGCGGATTCGAGCGCGGCCAGCAAATCCGGCGCGGCCGCGATTAGCTGCGCGTCGCGCCGGCTAATCGTTTTGGTGAGTTCGACGTCTCCGGCGCCGGCCACATGGCCGTTTTCAGATGCAGCGAACCACCATTTCAGATGCATTTCAGATGCGCTCATGTTTCAATGTTCCTTGCGATGATGTATTGATCGACGGCATCCGCGACGGGCGTGCCGTGTAGGTAGTAGTACCGGGCCGCATCCCAATCGATGCGGCCGGCCAATCGCGGGACGCGGGTTAGCAGCATGTCCGTAAACTGGGCGAGCCAGTCGGCTTGGCGTTGGGCTTTGGTTTTCATGGCACTAGGACGTCAAAATAGGCCAGCGCCAGCATGGCCAGCACTATCCCAATGGCCAGTGCCGTCAACACGTCCCGGACCGGCTCGGGGCGCTGCATTGGCGCCGGTTTGTAGTGCTCACGGTGCGCGCTCATAGTCCGCTCACCCGAAAGCATCGGCCGTCCGATAGGCGCTCGACGTCGACTGTACCGGCGCGCCGAATGGCGAGAATGCGAACCCGCTCGGGGCGCCCGAATAGGTGCAGGGTAAGGGTTTGATTTACTTGCATGTCTGGCCTTTACTGTTGCCCGGGCAAAATCACCCGGCCAATGCGGCCGCATGGCCGCATGAGCCGTTGATCTTACGCGGCCGCAATCGCAATCACCCGGCGCTTATGGCCGGCCGCGTGGTCCGCAATCACAATGTCGCGCGCTTGTATGCTGGTGCCAGAGCATAGGGTGCATTTAGCGCATGTGGCGCGCCGGCCCGCTTCGGCGCTTGCCGGGCATGATGCTTCGCCCGCTTGAACGTCGACGCCGATCGATACGCGGAAAACGCGCATCCCGAGCATGTTAGCCTTGGCCGCTTCGTCGATTGTGTCGGCGCTTGCCATCACAAGGGGCGCCCATGCGGCCGCATCGAATTCTGGCCGGTCCCATTGGTGCGTATAACCCCGGCGCCCAATTGCATAGCGGGTGATTGACGTCCACATCCGGACCGGCGCGGCCGCTGGATCCCCATAGGTGCCAAGCCGAACAATTTTACCGGCCAGGGCGCGCGCGATTGTGGCCGGGTCCGCTTTGGTGTACCGGCCGCGCCGGTATGCTTCATAAACCGATCGGACCGAGCGGCCGACGTTAACGTAGCATGGTGCTTGGCCATTGATTTTGGCCAGTAGCGGCCGGTGCGGGCAGTCTCCGCAAATCGACTCATCGGCGCCGGTTTTGAGAGCTTCGACGGGCGCCACATCGGCGCGGATGATGAACGATTGAACAATGGCGCCGGTTTTGGCATTGTCGGATCCGTCGAGCTTATTAACGATAACGACAATAGGCGCGCCGTCAATCAGGGACGGGCCTTCGTATGCGATGTAACCTAGTGCTTTCATGGTTTGCCTTTACTCTATTGCATCGCGATTGTGCGACGGGGCTAGTGTAAAGGATTCTCTTGCACAATGCAACAACCTAGTAAAACAGTCGGGATTGTGGACAGTCGTGGTCAATGCGTGGTCAACGAAAACGGGCGTGCGTTGTCCACGTCGCGCCATTGGGGAAATGGGCTTTGTGGACAATGTGGACTATCAGTTTATAGGTTTATGGGGAGATAAATATACTGTATGGATATACAGTAGTGACAATGGGCCGCGCCGGCAGCCCGCACGCCCCCAAAGGGGGTCGACCGACTTAAAATCGATTGTCCACATGTCCACATTGTCCACAAACCCACGCCCTTGACCCACGCCAGCGGGTACGGACGCCATGCACCCGCCCGGCCATTGTCCACATTGTCCACGCCACCAAGTGCGCAGGCACGCAAGCCTAGCGACTGCAAAACCGTTGTCCACATTGTCCACATGGCCCACAGCCGGCCAGGCTTGTGAGTGAGTGCCCGCTGACCAGGGGGGGGAGGGGGGGGAGGGCCGACGGGGTGAAGGTCACAGCAGCGGAGGGGCTACAAACCTTTTTATTTTTTGCTAGAAAT